GTCCACGATGCGATGTCTGAAGTTTTCAATGATGGTCTAATCTGCAGGATCGGCGGTGGTGGTGTAGTGACAAGGCTAAGAATATAATCTTTGTCGAAGTTCTCGCCAGGGTCATTCATTCTTGAGAGGGGTGAAATCTCACAATGTCCAATGACTGTCTCAGCATTGATGTCCATGTCATGTTCATCCTGAAGCCATTGAAGGATCTGGGCACAAGCTGTGTGCTGTGCCTGATTCCATGATCCCTTATCGGCAATATCTGACTGGGAGAATCCTTCGGCAGCTATCGAGACTGTATAACTATTAGGATTGATGTTGGTTCCTCTGAAGCGAGACCAGGTAACAGTGTGAGGATGTTGGATTGCATCACGTAGATTGCCAGCGTGCCATGCACCATATTTGCCGACTTCTACCAGTTGATGCACTTGCCCCTTGAAGCTAATAATAAAATGATAGCTTACTTTGAGCGCATCTTTCGGAATAGGAACCGAATTCCAGTGGAGCATAGTTCGAACATAACCCTCGATTGAATGCACCACCACGTCGCTAGTTTGATAATTAGCGTAAGCAGTTTTATGTGGACTATTATGATGTTGAGCACCAGAATACCAGCCAGATTTTGCCACATTATTAACCTTTCTTATCTATCACTCCATAAATGATGAATGCCGCCGTTAAGACAGCCGACCAAATCCTGTCTGCAAAATTGGTGCGAGTGGTTTCGAGATCATTGACACGCTCATCGAGCCTTCCTATTTGCTCGACAATTCCTGAACGACCATTCCCAAGTAATTGACTGAGCACCTTTTCCTGTTGCACTTCGATATGTTTCAATCGTGCTTGGATATCAATCAATGTTGGATTTACTTCTACCATCGGTCACCCACTCTATGAGTATGCCTATTATTGCTAGACTGAACGCTAACTCAGTTATAGCCAGCTCAATTCGTCTTGTGGTTTCATGTCTTGAAACGCTTCCATAGCATCATCAATCTCTGGGAAATTCTGAGGCAGATCCCTAAGCATTTGACGGTACTCGATTGCTTCCTCTTTCTGTTCTTCACTAAGTGGTGAATCTGTAAACAACATCCAATCGGTTGATGCCAGATAAGAATCACGTCTACTTCGCAACCCTGTTCTCTCCCAAGTGTTTTTCCTTGATTCGATATATGCTTCAGTCGGTTCGATGAGTTCTCTTTGGGTTATGCCAAATTCATTCACCCATTGTCGGTGGACACCTTCCCAATCCTCATATCGTTCGTATTCGATTTCATTGGTCATTTATATCCTCCTATGTTCGCGTATACGCTTCTACGAAATATCCGAAGTAGCCTGTTCCTGTGTTGTTAACCCACGGTGTTTGACCAGTTGCAGAAACCTCAGTAATCCCCCAAGTGGTGATATCCGTATACCAAGTGAATTGGACATATTCAGAATAGTTTTCTACAGGCCAGTGAGCTTGAGCCCACCCACTGATCACACCCTTTGAAGCAGAGTTGTAACCTTTGGCTAAGAAGCCTGCGAAAAATTGACAATATCCAAGATCACCTTGTGATAGAGAAGCGACAGATGCAGATGAAGAAACAGCACTTGAATTTGTCGTTGTTCCGTATGTCTGCAATCGAGTGTATTTATATCCATCGCCAACACCTAGTCCATTGAATTTCATATCGATAAAAACATGAGAACCATCTTCTGCCGCTGGCATTGTGTACCAGCCACGTATTGCATCATAATTAGAAAGCGATGTCAGATTGAAGGTGACGTTCGTTGTGGTGTTCTGTTCTCCCTTCGCTATCTGAGCCCAATTTCCTCCACCACTTGCTGCTGCAAATACGGGATCGCTCGTAGCTCCCTGAGAGGTTAACACGGTGTCAGCCGCACCTAGCGATAGCTCTGATACCTCACCTGCAGAATTCAGGAACAGAATTTTATCTGCCGAACCTTTTAAGCCTGTGATATTTTCAAATGCAGGTGCGCTTGAAGCTCCAGTACCCATTAAGGCAGTGCCATCAGCCCCATTTGCAATTTCTTCGATAGCTCCAGAACCGTTGGATGCGAAAATCTTCCAATTATTTGCGGTTAATAATGTCGGTTTGATTTGTCCGATTGTGGCTTTTTTAACTGCATTACTATCATCAGCATCAGCGAATAAGATCTGATCTGAGCCAGTGAGTGTTGCTCCTGTTCCAGAGGTTGCTCCATTGACATCGACTGCCAAAGAAACCGCTCCAGATGTACCACCACCTGAGAGACCATTTCCTGCGGTAACTCCTGTGATGTCTGCTGTCAGTGATGTCGATATCCAAGAGCTGCCATTGTGATAAGTCAGCGTGTCGCTATCTTTAAGATATGCAAACATTCCCTCAGTCGGTGAAGATATTGCTGCATCTCTCGCTGTCGAGGAAGCGAAGACCCCCACGATCTGCTCTTGTAAATATGTATTGAAATCTGCTGCTGAAACAACATCTCCAGTTGACCAGACTTTGAATCCTGCACCTGCCATTATATGCTCCTATCTATGCCCATAGTTCAGCGGTTCCTAGTTTTGCTGAACCAAGTACGAAAGCTGTGTCAAAACCCTCGGTACTCTCCAAATCGAAGGCAGTCTCCATCTGACCATCTGGTGTTATTCGATGATGTATGCCTACGATATATCCGTCTTGACTAATTGCTGATCCTCCCCCTGGAGGACTGAAATTCACTGTGACTCTATCTCTGAGGTTTCTGGTGAGTGCTTGTGTCATTAAGTTAGCGTTCACTTGAGGAGCCATTGTGACTGTTCGTACTCGAACACGAGGCTCTTTATATATAGAAAGAAGTGTTCCTGCGATTGTAGAAAGCTCTGCGTCGGTACTGTTCATCAAATCTGTTTTGGTGTATGAGCGTTTCCCATAATCATTGATAGAGTCTGCGTTTGATGTTGTTTGTGCTGAACCACCTGCTCTGGTCAGGCTTATATCATTTCGGATAAGGTCAGCATCGTAATCTAAACTGACATCAGTTAATGGCAATGCTACTGTTCCGAGTGTTGCCTGTGAAGTATTTGAAGCAGTATCGCTGAAGAATGAATTGCGATTTTTATAGACCACCGCATTTGATTTACTGGCATAAACTTGTCCAATGCCTTCACTGTCTTCTACTTTTTCTAACGCAGAGAGAGTCGATCCTGTGAGTGCTGTTGCTTGTAATGTTGACAATCCTGTGGCGACATCCCTAGCGACAATTCCTGCTTCATCTAATATGTCATTGACTGCTACTGAAGAAACTCCTGCAGTCGTAGTCAGTGAAATATCAGCACGACGGAGATCCACCATTCGGTCACTTACTCGAACGGTCGTTGTTGCATCCTTCATCTGCTCATAACCCATACCCCAATCAGTCACAATGCCTTCAAAGACTTCATATTGTGTGCCTGTTGTAGGATGTGTGAGCTTGATTCGGACACGTCTTGATGGAAGCAATTTGCCGTAATATGTACCGCTGGCATTGAGTGGGTCAAAGAGCCGTGTTGTGTTATCTAGAACAATACTGACTCGACCAATGGCTGTTCTTTGTAGTTCTCGGCTCTTGCCTCTATCAATAGAAATAGAACGAACATACGAAGTGACATCTACATAATCGGAATCGGCATCTGGAGAACCAAGTTGATTAGGAAAAGATGCACTCCCTAATATCCAACCATCGTTCTCTGCTCCTGCATCAAAACGGATTCCACAAAAGAGTGTCGGTAAAGCTAAACTCATATTAGTTCTCCGTCAGGAACGCTGTGCTGGCTCCTGCCATCTTCGCTTGGTTGATCTTGTCTAATATCATTTGTCCAGCTTCTGCTGGGTCGCCCATAACGCCTGCATAGACGTTCACTACGATTGGACTTGACATCACGTTCCTAGATGCTCTCTGTTGATCTTCTATTCCTTGAGCTTCGGCGAGGTCTAACAAATCTTCCATAATGTTCTGGTCTGCGAATTCTCCACCTGCTCCAAATGTTTGTAATGCGGTAGAAAGGTTGCCACTTAAGACTGCGGCAATTGCGCTTGTTCGTGCTCGTCTGATATTGGATTCTTGAATGCGGATCGATTCCATTCGTGTTCGTGACCACTCCATCAGATCGCTCATCATTAAGCCACTTGGTAATGCTTGTTCTCCTGGCTTTCCACCCTTTGCTGTGAATTTTGGCAAAGCTGTAAGTGTTGGCATTGCGAACGATGAAGCAGCTGATTGCGACGATGCTGCAGGAAAAGCTGCGTCGATAGCTGATGAAGTCATGCCTTCTTCAAGATCACCCATTGATGTTGCTACAGTTTTGACACCAACACGACCAAGACTGATTTTTTGAGGAGCCATGCCTGCAAAAGCAACTGGAGCAATATTGAAAAGCTGGCGACCTGCGATGCGGATGCTGTTCACGCCATCGATAATTTTATTGATAAATGAATCTACGACACTTAATGATTTACTCAGTCCAGACAATAAACCATTCGCCATTTTTTCAACAGATTCAAGAATCGCATTGACAACTTCTCTCCAGCTGTTTTTAAGTTTTCCAATTAAGGTAATCATGGCAACAATGCCGACTACAACAGCCGCGCTAGGCGCAAAGACTATCAACAGTGCCGCTCCCAAAGCAGTAATAATAGTTTTCATGGTCTTGCTTGAGTTTTGGAAAAAGTCAACAAATTTCTTGACCAGTTTTGATACGAAATCGAACGCTACCATGAAGCCTTCGGCAAAGCTTTTGACAAATGGTGAAACAAATGCAATCGCTTCTGGGATCTTTTCACTTAAAAACGGTATCAACTTATCAATAAGCAGAGGGATCACTTTTTTATTAAGCGTTACTGCCAAATTTGCAAAGCTCGGCATCAATGCTCTGACGATACTTTCTTTAAGTTCTCCTGTAGCCGCTTTCAGTTTTGCTTGAGTTCTTGCAAGAGTGTCTCCACCTTTAGCAAATGCAGCTTGAGCATCTTGTGATTTTTCGAAGATCAATGTCTGAGTAATCATCGCTTTTGCTTGTTGCAATGCTTTTCCTGTTAGTTCATCTTGACCTTGAGCTAAAAGACGAGCTTGAACATCTGCTTCCATAATGGAAATACCAAGCGTCTTTAATCCTTCACGTTCACCGAGCATGGCTTTCGCTAAGATGTCGGCTGCTTGTGAGGCATCTACTTGACCACTCGACCATTCCGCTAATGCACCTGATAAACCAACAACAGAAGTGGACATGCCTGCGGCCGCTTCACGTGTGAATCCCATTGGTACTAGGAGATCTCCAAATTTTGCGGCAAGGTTCTCAGTCTGTGAAACGGTCAATCCCATTTCGGCAGAAACTTCTTTTGCCCAATCTGTGACAAGACCTCTCTGCTCGCCAAAAACGGTGCTGACCTTATTTTCGATCAGATCCAATTCTCCAGCTAATGAGAACATCTTCGAAGCCGCTACGCCTGCGGCGGCAGTCACAGCGGCAATACCAGCGACACCAACTGCCATTGATTTACCAACAGATCGCATACTGGAACCAAGTTTTTGACCAGACGCTGATACTCTGTCTAAGGAACGGACAGCATTTTTACTATCCGCAGTAACCTTGATGCTGACTTCATTCGCCACTGGTATCAGGCTCCTCTACTAACTGAATCAAGTGCAACAAAAGTTGTGCAGGCTCATTAAGAATCTGCGATGGAAGTTGGTTATAGCGTTGCGCTAATCCATCTACCAATTTGGCTGTCCTTACACTCTGAGGCATTGTTACTACACGCCCGCCACTGGCATGGTCGATTCCGCCTCCGACATGGTGCCATTTTGACTTGGCGAGCTGTTCGCTAAAGGGATCTGCTGTACTGCAAGCAACCACCCTTCTACGAGTTTCAAAGCGATATTAAAAGGCAGTTGCATGATGCCTTTTTCATCAGCAGGAATATCCTTGTTGTTTGCATCTATAAAAGACCAAGAGATAAGAACCTCTTTTGCAAACTTTTCAAATCCTGCTCTCACTTCGTTGTTGCTCATCAGCGACTCGATTTCAAGCATTGTTCCCAGGGGAACATCTAACTTGCATCGAAGCTCTGAATCATTCAGATCCAAGTCTTCGAATTCAATCAATGCCTCACGTTGTCCTAATCTATAAGCCATATCACCCTCCCTTACTTATTGTGATTAGACCGTTGTCCAAGTTGGTACAGTTCCAGATTGCAATTCAAGAGTGGCAGTCCAGTTCAAAGAACCATCTGTGCCTCTTGAAAGGTCATAGCTGGAAACAAGTGCTTCTGCTGTAAACTTGGGATTGCTTGAAGTATTACCACCAATACAGTAGGTCACTGTTCTGGTACCTGATTTTACTTTGAACACATCATGACTTTTGTTTGATGCGGCATTGAACACTCCATTTAAACTGATGCTGAAATCTTGCAAGCCGATAATTCGTTCCTGCGCTGATTTGTCTATTCCAGTTACAATTAGAGTCTCTTGTGGAGTATTAACAGTTAGAGAAACAACATCATTCGAGATGTCTCTTGCTGAACCCCCACTATCATCAATAGCAATGTAATCGCCTAATCCTGATTGTTTAGCCATTACTCAATTCCTTTCTTAGAGCCGATTGGCACTAACTACAAAAACCAAATTCGAAAACGTTCCAGTTGTGGCGACACGGATATACCTGTTCACCGTTCCTGTTACCGAGATTCTTTCTGCGGTCTGCCCTGTAACAGCAGTGAAGCTGACCAGATCCGACCACGCAGAATCGTTCGTACTGTGTTGAATTTTGACTGTGGCTGTTCCTGAAGCGAGACTCATGGCTGAAATAAAGCCAGAAAGCCCTCCAGCGGAAGAAGCTCCATTGTCGACTGAAGCTGTATTTGCTGCACTGGAATCTGTCTGTTTTGCTGCCGTTAATAACACCCCAAATTCAGCTCCGTTGCCATCTGCTTCTGTATACTCAACAGTCGTTGCAATTGCAGAACCTGGTGCTCTCGATATGTCGTAGGTTGCCTGCTTCGCAGTAATGCAAACTGTCGGATCTCCAATAGATGTTCCCAGGGCAACGATTACTTCCTGGTCAGCTGTTGGCTTCTTACCAGAGTTACTTGTCCAAAGTGCATGGGATAAATCAGTGCCAGCATCGAACCATCCATTCACTGAAAGACTGGAATCGTTCGTGCCAATAATTCTTGTTCTTGCTGTTGTCGCGAGAGCTGTCGTGTCGAGTAGCTCCTGCGTATAACCAACACCTGAAAGTGAATTAACATCTGTATTCAAATCGTAGCCTTCAGCATAAAGTCGCACATTCAGTCCTGATGTTTTTGCCATTGTTTCCTCCTATGGTGTGATCGGATATTCCGAATAGATGTCTATCTCAAAAGGGATTGTTGCGTGCCTGAACAAATTGCCTTGAAGTTCAATAAATCCTGTGGTGGCACTTCCTATTTCTGAATCTGTCACCTCTCCATTGAGGTTTGCATCGCCACGTAAAGCTGTTTTTATTTTGACAATGGCATCCCATACATCTTGTTCAACTGTTTCTCGTAAATCGCCATTAAGAAGCACTGGGAAATACGCTCGAATAAGCATGGTTGCTGTAGTGCTGAC